ACCTCGGCGCCTATGTCAATGTCGCTACGGGCCAAGCCGTGGCCATCGAATCCGTGGACTTTGTGTACCAAAACACCGCTGAGGCTGGAGATGTTGCTTCGATGGTTACAGCAAACGGATCACTTTCCGCACAATTGACCGACCTTAACCCCGGTACTGCCTTTGTTCGAGCAGACAATCAAAGCCTCATTGCATCGTCGTCATTGAACATCGATAAGTCCAACAGTATTGCCACCATGGCCTCAGACATCTACCCAGACAACTTTGGCCCTGCGGCGCTTAGTGAAGCCTTCATGGTCGTCAATGATACCCTCTACTTAGTCGGTGGCGTTGATACCGCAGATGTGGCTCAAACTATGTCTATCACCGCTCGAATCAAGTGCCGAATTGTAAAACTATCGTCCAAGGACTTTGTGGCCATTGCGATCCAATCGACAGCATCAGACAACTGAGGCGAGTCTTAATGGTCTGCGAAACCTGCCGACTCTTGAAGGAGTTGCTTGAAAGTGCTGGCGTTAATACTGAGGTGGCTGAAGCAGCTAGCCAATTGGCTGCCCCAACGGAGCGGAAGGTCAAGCGCAAGGCTTCAGATTACTCTAAGCGGTATGGCCGAAACTTCAAGCGAATCGCAGGAAAGTACAAACTCAAATCTGGCGCTTGGGCTAAGAACGGATTCAAGCGAGCACAGCGAGAAGCCCACAGACTCACCAAAAAGAAAAAATAAATTCTGAAGTGATACCATGCAAAGCCTAACTGCCCTACATCCCCAACTAGTTTCTACTGCTCAATTCGATCCAGCCGACCCGGCAGTCGTTACAAGTTGGGATTCCCCTAGAGGGTGGCGAACTGTAGGTACAACACCTAAACGCCCTATATTTGTTCATCAAACTGATATTGACCTAAACGGGTATGTGATGAAGGACTTAACGTTCTTCCCAAGTGGAGTGGGTATTCAAGATCCGGGTATGTACAAGTTCTTCCTTCAAGGCATTGGAGGAATTGAAGGATTAAATGTTCAAGTGTTGGATATGGTCACTACCAACCCATTGAGTGACGATGATATTGTCACACTATCAAATCGTATGACCTTGGCAATAGCCCCCGGCATGTTACAATCAAAACAAGACTATGAACAAATCCTCATGGGATCGTATCGTTCGTTCACTAGTGATAACTCATTCAAAAGTCTTCAAGGTACTCTATCATTGCAACGCTCCCAAAGGTTTGGTTCTGGTGAACCAACCGCAGGGCGTAAGTTGTACTGTTACAGGCTTATTGAATTTGAACTTGAACCATCCTTACCTCTTCCACTGTTACCGGGCGATCAGCTGCGAGCACCTGCGGCACGCTACATCATCAACGGAGAGTTCGTTAAAGAGCCGGACCTCGTTAACCTCTTCAGAATGAAAAGGAGTTACGAGTTAAATGTTGTTAACGACTGAAGTTTCAATCCCGTGGATCACTAGTGGTTTCGATTTGAACAATATCAACCAGCAGATCCCGTCTTACTTGATTGGACCACGCATGGGCCCTTATGTTAACCAAGGAGGGTTAACCGATGCAACAGTGACATTCACAACATCACCAGATTATCAAGAGGGTGTTAAGCGAGCAATAAACATCCAAAAGGGCGGCAAACAAATTGCGGCGGGTGCGGCGATTTTATTGGTTCCCGATCCTTTGCCGGTTGTCGATGAATTGGTTGGCGTTGCTTTGATTGGTCAAGGCGCTTACAATATTTATCGAGGATTGAAGGGTTTCTAATTTTCTGCAGCTACTTTTGATCTCTGGATTTGTCTGGCGTTTTCAATCATCGCCCGTACCGGACCTTCTGCTCGAAGCCAAGCCCATTTGAGTAGAGCATCAAGACTTGCTTCATCTAATGGGTCGGTCATAATGCCAGAATCTAACTTATTCCTAATTGCATTAGCAATCCATTTTGACCTTGAGGATGAATATGAGAGTTCTTGATCAATGCGCGTGACCAAAGACCCCGGCAAAGCGATGGAAATAGGGACAGATTTGTCCGTTGATCGTGGTCGAGGACTCATTCTTCTTCCTCCGCAAATGATAGTCGTCCACAATGTTCGCACATAATGTAGAGGCGTCCTTCTTGGAATTCGATGCATGCCATGGGCGAAAGACTCCATCCATTGCCATCGCTTCTAGCACAATTACATTGAATCATACATCGCATTGATTGGTCCTTGGTCAAAGTTACAGGTTTCATCATCGAATCCACCCCTTTGCGTCCAATTTAGCGTATGCATCAATGTTCGCAAGCATTCCGTCAATGTAGATTATCATCTGGTCTACAGTAAATTCGGCGTGTTTGTCTGAAAGCATGTGGGGGTGAGGTAGTTTGCTCCTAAATTGCATTAGTTGGTCGGCGATTTTGTCGTAGTGGATTGGGTCCATGATTAGTCCTACGCGGCTTTTGGTTATAATGATTCGTTATGAATACAACTCAAACGGTTCCAAAACAGCATAGATAGGGTACTGCGTACCATATCAACGCCAACGGAGGCATAGCCCAAGGGTGGATAGGAAAAGATTAGTTTATAGAGTTTAGAGTGGGACCTCCCATCATGGCAACCGCAAAAACCGGATCCTTCTACCTAACTGAAACTATCACCTTGACAACTTCAACCGACAGCGGCGAACGAGTTCAGGGTTCAATCGACCTCGGCGCCTATGTCAATGTCGCTACGGGCCAAGCCGTGGCCATCGAATCCGTGGACTTTGTGTACCAAAACACCGCTGAGGCTGGAGATGTTGCTTCGATGGTTACAGCAAACGGATCAC